GAGAGTACAAAGAAAGCATGGGGCTTTATGACTTCACCGACATGTTGGCGGAGTTCGTTAAAGGGGCTGACACCTTCTGCCCTGACTTCGATCTATGCTTCTTAGATGAGGCACAGGATTTAAGTCCACTGCAATGGGAACTAGCTCACGCTATCGATGGGCATTCTAAAAGAATGTATTGTGCAGGTGACGATGACCAAGCTATCTATCGATGGGCAGGCGCAGACGTGGATCACTTTATTAATCTTCCGGGCGGCTCTGAAACATTGTCGCAGTCTTACCGGATACCCCAGTCGGTCCACCACCTTGCTGAGAATGTTGTACGGCGCATAAACCGAAGGTTTCCGAAACAGTACGAACCCAAGGAGGAGCCCGGTAAGGTGACCCGTATCAACACCATTGCGGCGTTAGACATGTCGGAAGGTTCATGGTTAATACTGTCTCAAGCGGGATACCATTTACAGCCTGTAGCAAGTGACCTGAAGTCCAGTGGTTACCTGTTCAACTACCGCGGCCATCGGAGCATTAGCGAGAAGCTGTCTGATTCGGTTAACGGGTGGGAGCAGTTGCGCAAAGGCAAAGAAATCTCTGGGGAAGTAGCACGTAAGATATACAGTTTTATGTCTACAGGAACCCGAGTATTAAGGGGCTATAAGAAGCTTACTGGTTTGGACGATCACGACCTTATAACAATGGGGGTTCTGATTGAGAAATACGGCCTACAAGCCGATAAGTCTATGATCTGGTCCGAAGCTATGGATAAGCTGCCCGAAGTAGACAGAGCCTACATCACGGCCCTGCTACGACGGGGCGAGAAGTTTAATGGGATACCCCGTATTACTGCGTCCACGATCCACGGTTCTAAAGGGGGCGAAGCGGATAACGTTGTACTGTTCACGGACCTTAGTCCAGCAGCAGATACCGAAATGCGCATTAATCCGGATGATATGCACCGCGTGTTTTATGTCGGCGTAACACGCACCAAGCAAAATCTATTTATTGTTGACGCTGAAGATGTAACGAGGAGTTATGATCTATGAAAGAATTACAAAAAATGAGTTGGAAAGAGTGGGTCTCCAAGGTTTCTAAAGATATGAAGGAAGACCCTATGTTCACCAAGCCTACCGAGCAAGTGTCGCACGGTGTGACGTTTGATTGGGACAAAGATGAGAAGGACTTTGTAGAAACGGGAAACATCAATAAACCTAAACACTGACAGGAGTAGGACATGCTAAAAGCAGATGGGTATAACGCCGCCATTATGGGCCTTGTTCAAAGGTGCGGACAAGAGTCGGTTGTCCTATACGATACAGATAAGATTCTTGGCATATTAGTCTACCGAGACGGGATGACGTATGACGAGGCAGTAGAATTTTTCGAGTTTAACATTCTCGGATCATGGGTCGGGGATCAGACTCCGGCATTCTTTTCTAAAGCTAGTTTAGAAGACCTTAAAGAAGAAGAGGATTTGATATGAGTAAAGACAAAATGGTTTCACAACCTAGTCATTACGCAGACAGTGAGATCGAATGTATTGACGCGATGGTTGCAGCGTTTGGGCAAGACAAAGTTGACATCTATGCCGAGATAGCAGCGTTTAAATATATATGGCGAATGGATAATAAGAACGAAGACTCCAAGCAGGATAAACAAAAAAGTGTTTGGTATTTGCGATACTCCATGGGCGATGACCCTCGGTTAGATGTCGTACAAAACGAAGAAGAGATGCACTGGTCATACGAGCTTTGCAAGACCGTACCAACAAAGGACGTTTAGAATGAGTTTACAAATGGCAATGTTCGCTAACAAGAACGAATGGGTTCCACCTTTAGAGCTGCCCGATATTACTGGGGCATCTAAGATTGCAATCGATGTGGAAACACGCGACCCGAACCTAAAGGTGAACGGTCCCGGATGGCCAACAGGGGACGGCGAAGTCGTAGGCTATGCCGTCGCAGTCGATGGTTGGTCGTGCTACTTACCTATCCGTCACTTAGGTGGTGGTAACCTTGATGAGCGTATCGTTAACCGATGGCTTAAAAAAGTATTTGAGTGTCCTGCGGATAAGATCATGCACAACGCTCAGTACGACTTGGGTTGGATTAAACAAATGGGGTTCACGGTCAACGGACGTATTATCGATACGATGATCGTCGCATCCTTGCTCGACGAAAACCGTTTCAGTTACAGTTTAAATGCGCTTTGTTACGATCTACTAAACAAAACTAAATCTGAGAAAGCTTTAACTGAGGCTGCTCGGGAATTCGGTGTCGATCCCAAAGCTGAAATGTGGAAGATGCCCGCTATGTATGTCGGTCCATACGCCGAAGCAGACGCGGAACTTACCCTCGAACTTTGGAATTACTTTTCCATTAAGTTGAGCCAAGAGGACTTGTGGGGCGTCGCTAATCTCGAACTGGATTTGCTGCCATGTCTCGTGGACATGACTATGCGCGGGGTTCGTGTTGACGTCAATCGTGTGGAGCGTACTAGGGACAGCCTCCTTAAACGGGAGCGGGAGGTCTTGAAGGAGTTGAAGCGCGTCGCTGGCTCGGGCGTTGAAATATGGGCTGCGCAGTCTCTTGCCAAGTCGTTCGACAACCTCGGAATCCAGTACCCAAAGACTGAGAAAGGCGCACCTTCCTTCACCAAACTCTTCCTCCAAGAGCATAATCACCCCGTCGCGAAGCTCATTGTCGAGGCTCGGAAGCTGAATAAGACCTCCGGGACTTTCATCAATTCCATCATGAAGCACTGCCACGCTGATGGCCGAATTCATAGTCATGTTAATCAACTCCGTTCTGATGATGGGGGTACTGTGTCGGGCCGCATCTCAATGAGGAATCCTAACTTACAGCAAATCCCGGCTCGCGATCCTATTTATGGACCCATGATACGTTCACTATTCCTGCCGGAAGAAGGGGATAAGTGGGCTGCAATTGACTTCTCGCAACAAGAACCACGCATCTTGGTCCATTATGCGCATGTATACGGAAAAACGCGAGGGATACCCTTGGAAGGAGCGTCTGACTTTGTTGAGGCTTATAACAATAAACCGGAAACAGACTTCCATAGTCTGGTCGCGGAGATGGCTAACATTCCGCGGAAGCAGGCCAAGACCATTAACTTAGGTTTAATTTACGGCATGGGTGTTAATAAGATGTCGGACCAATTAGATATCTCAGTGGACGAAGCGAAGGGTTTGGTTAAGCAATACCACGCTCGTGTTCCTTTCGTTAAAGGATTGATGACCGGTGTAATGAACCGACTGAACGATAAGTCGTCCGGTGGTGCACTGCGATCACTAGAAGGTCGTAAGTGTCGATTCGATATGTGGGAGCCAGACACATTCGCCATGAACAAGGCGCTACCCTACAAGGAAGCGGTTGATGCCTACGGACCTACGACCAGACTAAAGCGGGCGTATACCTATAAAGCACTCAACAGACTCATCCAAGCATCTGCCGCGGACATGACTAAGAAGGCGATGGTCAATCTGTATAAGATGGGAAAACTACCCATGCTACAACTCCATGATGAACTGGCCATGTCGGTGAAGAACCGAGAGGAAGCGGAGGAGATTGCCCGGGTAATGGAAAATGCCGTGCCTTTAGAGGTTCCTAACGTTTGTGACATAGAAATGGGACCATCTTGGGGAGAGGCTGAATAAGTGGACATGTATGCGATAGTATGCGATATTCCTCCAACCGTACATTAAGGAGAAAGAATAATGGAAAATAACCTAATCATGCCTGCAATACAAGACGCACTAATTGCTTATCAATCTAAGCCTGCGGTGGGGGTGAAGTGATGAGTAACGTCGTTAACTTAGACTCTGGTAGGCCGAAGTTAAGAGGTGCCGCTTTGTGTCTCTGTTGCAGTCACCAATGGGATGCTGTAGCCGACATTGGGTCAGTAGAGCTTAAGTGTCCAGAGTGCAATACATGGAAAGGTGTGTTTGAAGGAATGACAGCCCCCGATACTGTAGTCGAGTGTGTCTGTGGAAACCAACACTTTTACCTGCACTATTACGATTCAAGTAATTACTGCGGTATCTGCGCTAAGTGTGGTCTAAGGGAAGGCGGGTATGAATAACATTAATTTAAAACCAGTGGGGGTGAAGTGACAAATGAAAAGGTACAACTTTGAACATTACAAATCAATATGATTATGATACCAAACGGAGAGCAGTATGGATAAATTAACGGAAGAACAGCTTGATGGAATAGGTGTATTCAATATGCCGGAAAGATCTGAGTGGAAGTGCTACCTCTTTGGTAATACACCCGATGATACAGGAATGATCTGGGTACCAAACAAAGGGTGCGAACCGAACTGGTTCTGGCGAAAGATGCAGTATTTGATACTCGGCAATCGCTGGGTAAAGGAGAAAGAGTGATGGAATTAAAACCAATCGATGAGGCACAAACAGAAGCCGAAAAGTTTTTTGAAAGGGAAGACGTTCAACGCGCCTCATCCGTCAAAACAAAAAAGGGATGAATTGTATAAATGGGAAAGAGACCTTTACCACGTGGCTTGCGCTTTAAACAGGCGCGTGGAAGCCATAACAATGAAACCTTGAAACCCGGCTTTTCCTTGCATTCCTATATATCTTCCTATATTATCTTAGATATCCGGGGGCATCGGAGAGATAAAACATGGATACAACACGTTGGAAAAGCATTCTCGTACCGCGAGAAGTGTATGAAGAGATAAAAGAACTGTCTAAGGCGGAAGGCCGGACGATTGGTGGGCAACTGCGCCTAGTATTCGACTGGTATAAAGAAGCGCAAGGGGATAGCAATGGATTTAAAAACATACGAAAAGGGAACGACACACCAAAGGTTGATTAAGAACGAATGCCCGAAGTGTAGGAAATCCCTCGAAATTGTGAAAAAAACCGAAACTGAGTTGGTGCGGTACTGCACTGTCTGCCTTTTATCAATTACTGATAACCCCAAAACAGCGGAATGTCCGGAGAATGTATGCGATTAAGTGTTGCTTCTCCCATACCCCTGTGTATAATGATCGTGAGCATGGCAACATACTCATCCGTAGTTAGTTAAGACCCCCCCCGAGTTCGGTTGCCCCCGGCTCGGGGCATTTTTTTATAAGGAGAAAAATGATGGTAGATAAAGTATTTGTAGACGGCCTAATGGCAAAGAAACCAAACGAAAAGGCTCCTGAATGGGTCAAGTGCAACATCAGCATAAAGAGAGAAGAACTCGCAGCGTGGCTCACGGGTCAATCTGACGAATGGATCAACGTCCAAGTTTGCGAAAGCAAAGGTGGTAAGTGGTACGCGGAGGTAGACACATGGAAGCCGACAAACGCGTAAGTGACATCGAATGGACTTGGGCAGTATCCCAGATCAACGATGTGGTTAACCAAACTCTTACTCTGATCGAAAAGGATGCTACGCTAAAGCCCGAAGCAAAACGACAAAGGCTTAATGAAGTTGAAAAAGCATGGCAACGATTACTCCAAGGCTGAAAAACAAGCCAGAAAAGACTTCTACACTGCCGCAGAACTCGCGGCAGAAATGCTAGAAGAGTTTAATACCATGGGACTGGCACAAGGACCCGCAATCGGTGGTGCCCTTACCCAACTTATTACCCAACTACTTATCATGTCACCCGACACACCCTCCGCAATCGGTTTACTCTCATCCTGTATGTCCAACGCCGCTTCTCATGCTGAAGAATCTTCGCTCGTGTTTGACGATGTTGGAGGCTCTGTTCACTAATGGACATGTTGCATAAAGTCGCATATAATCTTCTTTAAACATTGTGGAGAAAAGACATGAAAGAATTAATCACCATCGATGAAGTTTGCCTCATAGCAAAATGCTCACGGCCCACGCTCTATCGTCGAATTAAAAAGAACCCGCATGGCAAATTATTCCCGAAGCCGAAGAAAGTACATGCAATCTCGGACCTCGGACCACGCACCGTGAATCGATGGGTCTACTCCGAAGTAATGGGATGGTTGCTACAAGGCAATGATCCGAAGTGGATGAAACACCCCGTGCGAGAAGTAGAACTTGTCGTGAACCGTGTAAATAATTTCGATACCAAGATGGAAGAAGCGCACGACGCGGACCTCGAACCTTGGTACAAGAAGCACGAACTGGTAATCACCGCAGTAAGCGGCGGACTACTAGCAGGGATCGCGCTATACGTTTTTGGGAAGTAGAAGGTCGAACCCCCCACACCTTACGTGAGGTGGAGGCAGGGAACCTCGGACAGCAAGGGTGCAGAGGGCTCGTAGTTTATTATACGAGAACTATGCGTTATGGCAAAGACGTCGCGGCCCACGGGACAACCAAAGAAGGAAAATAGCTATGATGACTCATTTGCTGTCAATACTCTGCGGGACACTTATGTTGGTGATAACAACAGCCGCGCTGTACGGAGCTTTTCTCACCGTCTGCGACAGACAACGTGAATGGGAAGAACGAAGGAAGAAACAAGATGAAAAATGAAACCCCATTCCTGCTAGAAGGCCCAAACGGAACGCTTACAGACCAATCGTGCGCCCACCTATGCCATTACTATGCCACCCAAGACAAAGACTCAGAACAGTGGCTAGACGACGCCGTAGCCTATGAGGATGCCATTAAACTAGGGTGGAAAATGGGTGCGCCTATCTCAACCATCACCGCCGCACTGACCGCGGACCACGACCTATGGAAGAACGCTATCTTTAAATGGGAAGACCGCATGAGCTACTTTGAAAAGGAAGTGACCCACCTGCCGCCTGCAAGGGGTTGAGGTAGGGAAGCCTCGGGTGAAACAGAACAGCAAGCGGGTCAGTAACAGTATAGTAGGTCTGCGGACCACTGAACAGGACAAATAGTGTGCGGTGTGCGGGACAAAGTTCACGGAAGCTTGCCCAGCAAAGTATCCCGTGTTAATATTTATAATAATTAACGCAGGAGATACCCCATGGAAAACTGGAAAGACGAGCAGCTCAACACTCTCGAAAATGCCGTCGCGAAATACTTCCGTATAATGAATGCCTCAAAACGCGAATCACTCACCGATAAACACGTCCAACACAACATAATCGAATTTATAAAAAACAACCACGACGTCACAGTATCCATCGGATGGCTCGCAAAAATCTTCTACGAAGGAGCACCTGCCATACAAGGAGGATCGTGGCTCGCGGTACAAAGCTTCATAAACACAATGCACGACCCGCGGATCATGGACCACGCGTTACAAGAAAGACGCCGTATGTGTATATAGGAACTGAGAAATAAAAATAAAGTTTTTTGTCCACGGGTCCGTAACCGGTGTAACCGTGTAACTTTGGCTAATTAGCCCAGTGTATATAGGGTTCTCAGAGGTAACACAAGTTAGAAACAAATATGTAACGTAACCAAAGTTTATGTAACCTTAAATCCAAAAGTGCGTTAAGGGGGTCTGAGTTTTTTTTCTTAAAAAATATTTCTGTAGCTCTATATAGACAGATAGGCTAGTTAGAACTAAACTATCGCTTAATAACTGGATAAACTACTTATGCCTGAAAAGACGACCTCTAAATCTGTTCCCGCTCCTGTTAAGAAAAAAGTAGGACGCCCGAGATCAACCAAAGCTCAACCTTTGACTAGACGTCAGGAACTGTTTGTAAAAGAACTGGTCTCTAAAGACGGACAAATAACTATGAGGGAAGCCGCTATTAATGCAGGCTACCCCGCCTCTTCTGCACATACCCGAGCTTATGAACTGACTAATCAGCACATGAGCCCCCACGTAGTCTTTGCTATCCAAGCCTATCGACAAGAACTCGACGAGAAGTTTGGGGTTACTTATCAAAGGCACCTGCGAGATTTACAAACCATTAGAGACATGGCTTTGACTAACGGCGCATACTCTGCCGCAGTTCAAGCCGAATACCGGCGAGGGCAAGCGCAAGGTGACATCTACGTCAGCAAAAGCGAAATAAGGCATGGCAGCATTGATTCCATGAGTAAGGATGAAGTGATGTTAGCTTTAAAGGAGATTAAACAAACTTATGCCCCGATCACTATCGACATTACTCCCGAAGGAGAGAGCAATTCCCAGAACCGCGACAAAGCGCGAGGCCGACTTGTGGCGGATGATGAAGACGGGGATAGCGAAGAGCCCGAGAATTTGGAAGACTACGAGGATTGAAACGTGGGCAATGCCCGGAATCCCTGATGTTTTAGCCTGCGATGACGCGGGCAGATTCCATTTCATAGAACTCAAAGCAACCAGTGGTAACGTGGTTGATCTTAGACCTCACCAAGTAGCGTGGTTAACAACGCATGGACTAGCCAGTGTTTGGGTATTGGTTCGCAAACTTGCTACTAAAACTCAGCCGCAAAAGATTTACCTTTACCATGGTCGAGACGCCATGGACTTAAAGATGGAAGGCTTAAAGGTTGATCCGCTTTATTATTCTGAAGGGGATTTTGACTGGAATCTAATTATGGACTTGATCTCTCCTAGATAATCGCATACTATCCCATAGAGTTAACTAACCTATGGGCAAATGATTATGACCGAAGACGAAATACTTAAATTAGTAAAAATTATCGACAGTGCAATGGTGTACCAACAAAAAACAGTTACGCACGGCAATCCCGACCTCGCTGTTGGCGGACTTGTTACCGTTGATTATGTTCACGTCTCTTTTCGGCAAAGCGATTGGGACTTTGTTAAAAGTAAAATAGGGGATATTGTATGACGTATGATGAAAGGCATGGCGGACCTCATGATAGAGGAACCGCAGATTTTTGGTACAACAGACCGTTTGACCCTCATTATTTTGTGGGCGGTAGCTTCCAGTCTGACCGTGTTGACCTCCCTAAAATGAATCCTGAAGAGATCACTGCTTATACAGTGGGCTATCGTAAGGCTGAAGCTGATGGTTCACAAAAGGATTGGGGTTAATATGTTTTTATTAGAATGGATATATAAACTATTGTTTGGCGAAGATGCCGCTAACGACATGCGGCCTTCCCCTAAACGTAGGAAGAAACGAAAGTAACTTTTGAAATAATTAGCTTGCAAGGTATGCAACTTTCTGCGATATTATAAGAGTGGCGCAATCAAGCGCCCAAACTACGGAGAATTATTATGTCTACATATCAAACAAATGCTTTTGCGCATGGTATCGGAAACTCGGCGGTTTCTTCCAATTGGTACAGCCGACCAGACGATCAGAAGTTTTTAACCCTCGACGACATGCTCGCCTATAAAAAGATAGACGCTCAACGCATGACATCTAGAACGGTTGATACCCATAAAATCCATATCATTGGTGATTATGACGAAGCCAACCCAAGCCGTGGCGACATCCGTGTCGAATACCGCGACGACAATATGCGAGAGCATAACAACACCCCAACCAACTGGTCGTTCGGGCAATTGTCCCAACTTGCCGGTGCGCCCTCCGGATATCTTCGACGCCTGCCTGCACCTATTGCGGCGGAATGTATCGAGTGGGGTTTGAAATATAACCGAGGTAAGGAACTGATTAAGGTATACGGCAACCAAACGGACGGCGGAGAACTTAGAGCCGCGACGGGTCCAGACTATGGCCGAATCTTTGATTGGGAAATCTTAGAACCCATTAAACAATTGGTTGATGCGAGCGGCGGACGTTGGAAAGTGCCGGGCATGATGACGGGAAGCCGTGACGGCATGGCCGTCTATGATCCTGAAATCCCCGTGTCTATGGATACAACTACTTTATTCGCAAGTGATCGCGACGTGTTTGTATTCTTGGTTGATGATCGCAACCCCATCGAAGTTGGAAAGCTTGCCAATGGTGAGCCTGATTTAATGTTCCGCGGGTTCTATGCTTGGAATTCTGAAACGGGCAGTAAGACGGCAGGCATTGCGGCGATGTATCTCCGCGGGGTTTGCATGAATAGAAACCTTTGGGGCGTCGAGAACTTCCACGAAATTAAGATTAGGCACACCAAGTTTGCGCCGGATCGTTTCGCGCAGGAAGCCAGACCGGCATTACAATCGTTTGCCAACGGTGCGACCTCTACATTTGTCGAGGGCGTGATGGCCGCGAAAGCTGCCAAGATTGCAAAAGATGACGACGACCGCTTAGACTTTTTAACCAAGCGGGCCGGATTGTCTGGACGTATGGCGAAAGCCGCAAACGCTCGACACCTTGCCGAAGAGGGCCGACCAGTCGAGACAGTCTGGGACGCCGCGCAGGCGATCACCGCAATTGCTCGGGATATTCCGCACCAAGATGCCCGCATAAAAGTCGAACGCAAAGCCGGTGCACTATTGGAAAAGGTGACCGCATGAGTATTTTAAACAAAGCGCAACGCAAAGCACTGCACCGCAAATGGGTGCAGAATGATCAGGGCCTGACCTATTTAGAATTCAGGCGCACCGTGTCGGCGGGGTTTGATTGCGTGATGGTCCGATGGTCCGGCATGTGGCTCGGGATAGAGCCCGACGGTTATACCCATAGCTAACCTTTAAACCTTACAAACTAGGCCCGCTTGACTGCGGGCTTTTTTATGCCTAAGATATACGCTTTATCGCATACATATATGAGGGCAATCATAATGCTAAAAACAGTCGAATACAGTAGAGCAACAAAAACCCGCGGTATCGCCGTGACCCATAGAGCAGGGGAGCGCGACATATACGGGACGTGTCCAACATCCTGCGAAATGAATTGTTCCGGCAAGGGCTCGCAAACAATAGACCCTGATTACTTCGCCGCATTACTGGACGCCGTGCCCCGTCGCGGGGTGTCTTTTACTTATACCCATTTTGCTTGGCATCTATGGGCGGACCGACCCGACAAAGATAGCACCGGCCAGACTGTCGTTAACTTTTCCGCTAAAACTTTATTAAGCGCCGCCGCGGCGTCGCGAGTAGTTCCGGCGGTCGTCGTTTTACCTGCTACCGAATGGATAAAGGGAAAGTATACAAGCGCCCCTTTATTGGGTGGCACTAATAACCGCGGCGACTTTATCCAGACCGACGCCGTGCGGGTGGTTCGATGCCCCGCAGAATATAAAGAAAACTTTTCTTGCGGCGATTGCGGAAGCGGTTCACCTTTATGCGCACGGGCGGACCGTGATTATATAATCGGATTTACTGCGCATGGTGCGAGCAAAAGAAAAGCGGCGGACCCTGAAACCTCGGGCGGATGTTATGCCGACGGCGGGCACGTTCGGTTGCACTGGGACGCCACCGCAAAGAGTAACCAAGACGACGAGACCGACGCCGACAAACTCCGACGCTTTGCAAAGGGTTTAAAATCCGGCTCTATTATCCGGCACCACGTGGCGGGCGATATTGGCTAGGGCTTTACTTTCTATTATATTATCTTATATACTCCTATACAGCGGCGGGCAAAGCCGCTAAAACTTAACTTTTACGGAGTAATATAAAATGCAAATGAATCTCAGAACGCCCGACCTTGTACTTGATAGAGTGCTAAACCCCACCCAGTCGCCAGACATTGGCAACGCTCGACCCTCCGACATTATAGAGGCTTGCGGGTTGATCCCCGACTTTTTCGCCGATGCTTGCCTAGCCATTACCTATGAAGGCGCGGGCGATACCCTCGACGACTTAGCCGGTGCAATGGATAACCTTTACGGGTGCGGTGGTTTTAACTCTTATCCATACGGCGGGAAGGTTGCCGACAATGGCACCTATATAAGCGAACACGACGACGACCCCGACATGGCCCCGCTTTGTCGCTTTGGATATGAAAGCCGCTTTTTCTGTTATGTATATGAGTACGGCATTACCACCATCAAAGACGCCAAGACCGGCGAAACTAAGACAGCGAGGTTTGACTGATGACTAATTTTATCGAACACAACTACCGCGACGGTGAAAGCTTTGTGTCTTGGTCCTTACTGGATGCGGGCGGGCAACCCGTCCCAGTCGGTGCGGTCCTGACTTCAGACCATCGCACCTTTAAAGCGTCCGGCGGTATGCCGCCAAAACACGAAGCGAGCACGGGCCGCATATACGGCGAATGGTTAGACACTGAGACCGGCGGGGAATACTTCCCGCACGTGTTCGAGTGTCGATGGTTGCGGGTCGATAAAGCGTTAGACCTTCCCGAACCGGTAGCAGTTGCGCCAGTGGTTGCCCCATTAGCACCCGCCGACGTGTTAGCCGGTGCACTGGGTGACATGGTGCGCGAGCTGTTAGCCGTTCACGTTCCCGCATTGGTTCAGTCCACCATTACCGAACTAGCGGAAGCCGGACACTTCCAAGACATGGCGAACAATGGCGACTTTAACGACGCAACCGACGAGGCAATCGACGCCAAGCTCGACGAGGGCGAATACATAAGCGCCCACAACTTCGACCTGTCGGACCACTTCGACATCGACGACTATAGCGACGAGATCCGCGAGGCGTCCAGTGTGGACCTTAAAAGCGATATTGAAAGCGTGATTAGTGACATGTTGCGCGATAATGCGTTGGTGATCCGCTTAGACCGTTAACCCTTCCCCCGTTACACTGGCCCGCCATCGTGCGGGCCTTTTTTTATCCCCAGACTTATCCCCCCCAGGATTGCAGGCAGCCTATCAGTATTTCCGCACCCTCTAGGCCTTACTGGTTACGTTTTAACCAACGTTGGCCCTTTATGAGTGTGGATAACTCCCCCGTCGTGTTAAACAGTTAAACAGCGCGGGCCGTGCCCCGCGTACCGTGTCCCAAACCTACAGGGCCGCGAATCGTGGGCCGCGATCCGTTGGCCGTGGGCCTTGGCCGGTGCCAGTTAACCGCGGGCCGGTGCACTTGGACCGCGAGCCCAGCCGGTGGAGGTTAACCCGTGGACCGTTGGCCGTGGACCGTTGGCCGCTGGCCGCATTTACTGCACCGCGGACCGCTGGCCGTGTCGCAGTTAGCCCGGACAATTACCGGATAAATTGCGCAGGGTCCCCCGCATATCGGGTCAGAATTCGACGACACAGCACCAGAAACCAGAAACCGCGGGCGATGGCCCGTGGCCAGTCAGAAGAGGGCTATAACCATGTTTCTCTCAAATATTCGTCAGTTATTTGTAATAGGCTTTAACTGTCTTATATAAGCGTGTAATATCGCATATAATTAATGTTGATCTTGCGTGAATGTTCCACGTGGAACATCATGGAACTGCGTGTCAAAAGTTACAGGGGCCCTTATGAAAAATCACGAAAATCCTGCGGTAGAGGAAAAAAAGTTAAAGCTTGAACTGCGTTTAGCGCAGCTAGAGAAAAATGAAATATGCCAAAAAGATTTTTTAAAATTTGTAAAAACTATGTGGCCTGAGTTCATTGCCGGGAGACATCATAAGATCATTGCGGATAAGCTCGAAAGAGTCGCGAACGGCGAGCTAAAGAGATTGATTATCAACATGGCACCGCGGCACACGAAGAGTGAGTTTGCGTCCTTCCTGTTTCCTGCGTGGATGATGGGCCGTAATCCGAAGATGAAGATCATTCAGGCGACACACACGACTGAGTTGGCAGTTAACTTTGGACGTAAGACAAAGAACCTTTTGGAGACGGACGAGTACAAAGAAGTTTTCACTGGGGTAAAGTTAGCGTCGGACAGTAAGGCCTCGGGCCGTTGGGATACGAGCGCGGGCGGTATGTATTATGCCGTGGGCGTCGGATCAAACTTAGCGGGCCGTGGTGGTGATTTAATTATTATTGATGATCCTCACTCGGAGCAGACAGCGATGTCGGCGGCAGGCTTTGACGATGCGTGGGACTGGTACACGGGCGGACCTCGACAGCGATTGCAGCCCGGTGGTTCGATTGTGATTGTACAGACGCGTTGGTCTGAGAAGGACATGACGGGGCAACTGCTTCGATCTATGGCAAAAGACCCTTTGGCGGATCAATGGGAGGTTGTGGAACTTCCTGCGATATTTGAGGATGGGACTCCGTGTTGGCCTGAGTATTGGAGTCTTGAAGATTTGACCGCGGTCCGCGCATCAATACCTCCGAGCAAGTGGAACGCTCAGTATCAGCAAAACCCTACGGGTGAAGAAAACGCTATCATTAAGCGTGAGTGGTGGCGGATATGGGAAAAGGAGAAGGTTCCCCAGTTGGAGTTTGTGATCCAGAGTTACGATACGGCATTTTCTAAGAAACAGACGGCGGATTATTCTGCGATTACGACGTGGGGGGTATTTTATCCCAATGAAGGTGGTAGTGGTCCAAATTTAATTTTGTTGGATAGTGTGAAAGGGCGTTGGGATTTTCCGGAGTTGAAGGAGAAAGCATTAGAGCTTTATAATTTTTGGGAACCTGATACAGTAATAATAGAAGCAAAAGCGAGTGGAACGCCATTGACGCAAGAATTACGTGCGCAGGGTATACCTGTTGTTAATTTTACGCCGAGTCGTGGTAATGACAAGGTAACGAGGGTTCACAGTGTGTCACCTTTGTTTGAAGCTGGCATGGTCTGGGTCCCGGATGAGACTTGGGCTGACGAATTAGTAGAAGAGGTTGCGGCTTTCCCGAACGGAGAGTTTGACGACTTGGTAGATAGTATGACACAAGCCCTTATGCGGTATCGTCAAGGTAATTTTGTGCGTCTTCCAACTGATGACTGGGAAGATGACGAAAACTCTGCTAAAGTGAGTGTGTATTATTAACCCTATGATGGAAGGTCTGCGTATGAACCAAACTGCGGTGAACCTTGGAGCAGGCGGCTTTGTCTCGTATTTCGAGGACGGAGGTGCTGCTGTCATTTTAGACTCGTCCATGGAAAATAATCAAGAGTTTTCTGAGGAACCTGCCTATGTTGAGCAAGGTGTTGGATCGTTTATCGCAGATCAATTTTTTTCTGATCCCCCAGAAGGCACGGAAGGCATCCCTTTACCTCTTAATGCCTCTACTCAAGACGACATACGAAGTTCTGGTCGCACAAATTCAGAAAATCGAGATGTATATTATCCGGAAGGGCAAACCTTTTTTGAAACGCTTGCGGACGATTATAACTACCCTACTGAAGAATTGTCTGATGGTGTCTACGGTATTGATCCTGTGGATGGTGCAACGCGCCATCAACGTCCGCGTCGCGATATGCCGACTCCTCAAGAACTGGAAGATGTAAGAGCGCACATGCTGGGTTCGGCCATCACGGCCCGCGGCTATGGGCCCGAGACATCTAGGAAAGTCGGCAATGTTAATGAAATGTTCTTTGGTAATCGCGCTCATGCGACCATGGACAAGCGGAACAATGCGGTAGGAATCAATCTTTTTAAGAAAGCTGGCATAGATGCAAGTACGCCGCAACTTACAGAAATGGTAGACAAACGCATCTTTGAACAGTTAAATGTAATTCTAGGTAGGAAACCGGAGGAACAGGGTCCCCCGACTGACAAGCCGCGATGGAGTGAGAATTTCAGGAGTCCCGCAGATGGGCCTGACTTATACTTCCCTCGTGACAACTCAGGTTATTTCTTACCGGATCATTAGGAGCGTTTATGGCTAACGGAAAAACAAATGCGGGTTTGATGGACAGAAACATTCCATCTCAAATGAACATGGATGACATGTCTGCTGAGATTGAACTGGAACTTCCCGACTCACAAAACGACGTTATGGCTATGATTAGTGCCGAAGATGTCGGGGCTATTGAAATCACACCTGAAGATGACGGTGGGGTTATCATTGATTTTGACCCGAGCGATCAACGGGGCGAGAACCAAGAATTTGATGCAAACCTCGCGGAAGAGATTCCGGACCGTGAGCTGGGGCGCATATCCTCTGAGCTGCTGGGCGAGTTTGATGCTAACAAAGCCAGTCGTCAAGATTGGGAAGAAGCGTATTCCAATGGCCTTGAGCTGTTGGGCTTTAACTACGAAGAGCGCACACAGCCTTTCCGTGGAGCCTCCGGTGTAACGCATCCTTTATTAGCAGAAGCTGCCACACAGTTCCAAGCACAAGCCTTTAACGAATTACTGCCTCCTTCGGGCCCTGTCCGCACGGTAGTGATGGGTAAGAGCACTACTAAGAAAGCACAGCAAGCGCAGCGCGTTCAGTCGTTCATGAACTACTACATTACGAATGTTATGGAAGAATACACTCCAGACATGGATCAAATGTTGTTCTTTTTGCCGTTAGCGGGCTCTACTTTTAAGAAAACATATTACGATGAGACGCTTGATAGAGCTGTCTCTAAGTTCGTTCCTGCGGAGAACCTAGTTGTTCCGTATGAGACTGCGGACCTTGCTTCATGTCCTAACATTACACAAGTCGTTCGCATGTCGTTAAACGATTTGCGTAAGCGACAGGTAGCGGGACTGTACTTAGATGTTGAAGTAATTCCCTCACAGAAAGAAATGACGTCACTTTCGGGTGAAATGGACCGTCTTGATGGTATGGACGCCAATCAGATCGATTATGACTGCACTATTTTAGAGTGTCATGTTGATTTGGACCTAGAAGGCTACGAAGATATTGACGAAGAAGGCGAGTTTACAGGCATTAAAATCCCTTATATCGTTACTATTTCCGAGGACAACGGGCAGATTCTGTCTATCCGTCGTAACTATCTTGAAGCGGATATCCTACGGAAGAAGATCAGTTATTTCACACACTACAAGTTTTTACCCGGCTTCGGCTTTTACGGTCTAGGCTTGATACATACTATTGGTGGTTTGTCCCGGACAGCGACTTCTGCGCTTCGACAGTTGATTGATGCAGGTACGCTTTCTAACCTTCCGGCTGGCTTCAAGGCCCGCGGACTACGGATCAGGGATGACGATGAACCTTTACAACCCGGTGAGTTCCGAGATGTGGACGCCCCCGGTGGTGCTATTCGCGACAGCTTAATGCCTTTACCCTTTAAGGGTCCCGACCAAACATTGTTCCAACTACTTGGTTTTGTGGTAGATGCGGCACAACGCTTTGCTACGATCACTGATCTTAAAGTAGGTGATGGTAATCAAGGTGCTGCGGTTGGTACGACCATGGCTATGATGGAGCAGGGCGCACGTGTAATGAGCGCGGTCCATAAACGTTTACATTATGCTATGCGTCAGGAATTTAAGATTCTTGCACGAGTGATGTCTGAAAGTTTGCCCCAAGAGTATCCGTACTCTGTTCCGGGCGGCGATGAAACGATCATGCGTGAGGACTTTGATGACCGTGTTGACGTTGTTCCGGTTAGTAACCCTAATGTATTTAGTCAAGCACAGCGTATTATGCTTGCTCAAACTAAGATGCAGCTCGCGACTCAAGCGCCAGAAATACATAATATTCACGAAGTTTACCGTGATATGTACGAAGCGTTGGGCGTTACCGACATAGATCGCATAATGAAGTCTGTGCCTGCGGAAGAGCCAACACCTATTGATCCCGCACAAGAAAACATTAACTCTTTGGACATGCTTCCGCTTAAAGCCTTTGAAGGTCAAGATCACGAGGCGCATATTAAAGCGCACTTGGTTTTTGGAACAAGTCCTATTGTTGGTGGTATGCCTCCGGTAGCGATGACGCTTCAGAAGCATGTTATGGAACATGTGCAGATTGCAGCGAAGGAACAAGCAGCCGTTGCTTACTTGCAGCAGGTTCAGCAATCCGGTGGTCAACCAGCAGACGAAGAGCAGATGCTTGAAGTCGAGCGTATGACTGCGCAGTTTATTGCAGAAGGCCTCCAAGGCGTGAAAGACCTGTCTGGTGAGATGTCTGGTGCAGGTGCACCTGATCCTCTGGTAGAATTGAAGCAACAAGAAATTCAGGTTAAGGCTGAAGGCGATGCTGCCGACAACGAGATTGACCAAGCCAAGCTTCAGTTAGACGCGCAGAACCAAGAGATGCGGTCTGAGCAATTTGGTGAACGGATTGCGGCTCAAGAACGTCAAACATCGGCTCGAATACAAGCTGCAATGGATAGAGAAATATTGAAACAACAAAATAATCGAGGAGATTCATAATGAAAAATCGAAAAATAAAAGTAAACGGGTCTGCCCCGAGCAACCCACCTAAAGCTGTTGGTTATGCCGACATTAAAGGTCAAGGCCGTGTTCCTTACGGTAAGACTGCGCCCGCCCCTGTGGCAGGTGGCCTTACAGATTTTGCTAACACCCCACGTAAGATGAAGACTCGTGGAACAGGTGCGGCGATCAAAGGCTTGGACTTCATGGGTTACTAAGATGCCGGTGCATAAGGGCAAAGAAAACAAGTCGGTCGTCAGAAATGTGGGGACCGATACAATTAAAACTAAGCGTAAGGTGATAAAGAACCCTAACGGTGGTGCTATTAAGAAGTTTAGTCCTATAGCTAGGCCGCAGCGTTTTGAAGGAGTATTCTAATGGCAGGCTTTGGTGGATTTAACTTTAAACTTCCGGAGGATTTCCAACTCCCCCCAAATTTCCAAGTTCCGGGGGGGATGGTTAATCCTGCTCCTG